AAGGGCGGCGAGCAAGCGATCACTCGGTCAGTGCTTGAGACGATCAACAAGTTTGAGAACGAGCTGCAACGAAAGCTCGACTAACGCAGGACTGAGGACGCTATGGCTGTCAATCTGAATGTCATCTCTCAGTTCGATGCGAAGGGCCTCAATCGGGCGCAGTCAGAACTCGACAAGCTCGCAGCAAATACGTCGAACATCTCGACGAAACTGGCAGGCGCAGCAAAGGTTGCCAGCGCTGGCATCATGATCGGTGCTAGCGCAGTCGCTGCCGGACTGTTCGAGATTGGTTCGTCATTCGACGAAGCCTTCGACAACATTCGCATCGGCACCGGCGCAACCGGCCCAGCGCTTGAGGGTCTGCAAGCCGACATGAAAGCGGTCGCAGGCGCAGTGCCTGCATCGTTCGGCGACGCTGGCCAAGCCATCACCGTCTTCTCTCAGAAGCTCGGCCTCACCGGTGGACCACTGCAGACACTTTCTAGCCAAGTGCTCGAGTTGTCACGCATGACCGGCACCGATCTTGGCGGCAACCTCACAGCAGTGACCGACGTGTTCAACAACTTCGGCGTCGGCGCTGGCGATCAATCGGGCAAACTTGATCTTCTCTTCCGTGCCTCACAAGCCTCAGGCGTGTCAGTTGCGGAACTTGCCGGCACCATGAGTGGAGCCGGCGTAGTTCTGCGTGAAGTTGGTCTCTCTTTCGATCAGTCCGCAGGCTTCATCGCCACACTCGCCAAGGCTGGTATTGACGCATCGGATGTCATGCCTTCACTCACGAAGTCCTTGGCAACTGCAGCCAAGGGTGGCAAGGATGCGTCAACCGTATTTGCCGAAACTTTCGAGGCAATTAAAAATGCCGAAGATCCAATCAAGGCAGCAGCCATCGGCATGGAAGTCTTCGGCCAAAAGGGTGGAACAAAGTTTGCAGCCCTCATTCGTGAAGGCAAGCTCTCTTTCGAGGACATGACCGCAGCCATCTCAGGCGGCGGCGAAACCATCCTCGGCGCCAGCGGCGACACTCAAGACTTCGCCGAGAAACTCACCATGCTCAAGAACCGTGTGTTCTTGGCCATCGAACCAATCGCCACTCGAGTCTTCAACAAGATCGGCGAGGTCATGGATCAGCTCGGCCCGAAAGTCGAGCAGCTCACCGCTTGGATGACCGAACACAAAGACGTGATGAAGATTGTCGCTGCCGTCATCGGCGGTGTGGTGGTCATTGCACTGGCTGCATTTACTGCCGGCATGCTTGCATCTGCAGCCGCAACGGCTGCAGCCGGTGCGCCATTCATCGCCATCGGCCTCGCTATCGCCGCTGTCGTCGCCGCTGTCATCTTCCTCTGGAACAACTGGGACCAGGTATGGAACTGGATCATGGAGCACAAAGCGATCGCGGCAATCATCGCAATACTTGGTGGCCCGATCCTTGTGCCGATCTTTGCTCTAGTCGCTGTCGGGAAGTTTCTGTGGGCTAACTGGAAGACGATCTGGGAAGGCATTCAAACCGTCACCGGCGTAGTTGTGGACATCACAGTCGCTTACTTCAAAGCGATCATTGCTTACATCATGTTCATGTGGAACAACTTTCAGATCCTCTGGGATGTGGTGCAGAACGTCTGGTCAGGAATCCTGACAGCGATCAATGCTGCATGGACTGTCATCCAGGTAATCTGGGATGCCATTCAGATCGGCATCGGACTCATCATTGCCTACTACCAGCTGCTCTGGAACGTCGTGCAAACAGTGTGGGATGCGATCACTGGCGCTATTAAAACAGCGTGGGGATTCATCAAGACAGTCTTTGACAACATCAAGTCCGGCATCGAGGGCGTGTGGGGATTCTTCCAAACCGCCAAGGACATCATCAGCGGCGTCTTTACAAACATCGCCGACGCAATCACCTCGCCCTTTGAGGCTGCGTTCAACGGCATCAAGACTCTCTGGAACAACACCCTCGGCGGCTTCTCGGTCACCGTTCCCGATTGGGTGAAATACACCGGCGTCGGCGCACTCATCGCCGGCAAGACTTTCTCGATTCCTGAGTTCGCCACTGGCGGTGTCTTCAACACTGGAGGCGGCGGCTCTGGTCTCGCTGTGCTGCATGACAACGAGATGATCCTGAACCCTCAGCAGCAGAAGGCACTGTTCAGCGGCAACGGTCTCGGCGGCGGTCCTGCAGTCAATGTCACGATCAACACCGTCGCAGGAGATCCCGACGCCATTGAGCGCATCGTGATCGACGCCATCGCGCGCGCTAGTCGTCGAGGCGCAACGGTACTTGTGCCATGACTCTCGCCAACATGCCAACGCTCGAGGTGCTCTTTGCGCCTTCGGTCGTCGGGGCGAACACTGGCACCCGACTCGTTCTTGATGTGACGAATCCGGGTCTCGACACTGGCACGCTCGGCGACGGTGCGTTCTTCTACAACATCTCCACATCGGTGCGCTCAGTCACCACTAACCGTGGCCGGCGACGAGCGCTTGAGCGTTTCGGCACTGGCACGGCAACGATCGTCCTAGACAATCGCGACCGATCCTTTGATCCAACCAACACAGCGAGCTTGTATTACAACGCCACCGTCGGCGTCACTGGCGTGGTGCCGTCGATCCCTGTGGTGATTCGGGCAACGTGGGACAGCATCACCTACCCAATCTTTCGTGGCTTCATTGACTCGTGGACCTTTGACTACTCCGAAGGACAAGCCGACGCCACCGCCACGATCTCTTGCTCTGATGCTTTCAAACCACTGTCGAACATCATCGGCGGTCTGCCCTCATCGGCCAGCATCTCATCCAGCGCTACCACCACCTTCGACGTGGCTGTCTCAACGCCTTCGGATGGAACTACTTTCGGGATCTCTTCCATCGACGTGGTCGGTACCGAAACAACTGGCGCAGTCAACGTCTCCAACAACGTATCCACCACACCGATCATCGGAACTGGCACCGATCTGCCAGGGCTTCGCATCAACACAATCCTTGATGCAATTGGCTGGCCAGACAATCTTCGCAACATCGACGAAGGCACCACCTACCTAGCTGCGCAAGACGCCACCAAGACTCCGCTTGAGCTGCTGCAAGAAGCGGCAGCTGCCGACTCTGGTGCCCTCTACGTCGACGACGATGGCACGATTGTCTTCGATGATCGTGACGCCATCATCTCTAACGCGCGCTCGATTAACAATCAGGTCAACTATGACACGCGCGGTGCTTTCGGCTATCAGTTCGCCGACATCTCAATCGTCTATGACGACTCGCTCATCTACAACATCGTCAAGATCGACCGCAAGGTGACGAACGTCGTCACTGGCGAGGCATTGACCGGCACCACGGTCGTGGTCTCAAACGCTGAATCAATCTCGCTTTATGGCGCACGCACTCTCGCCCTCGAACTGCCGATCGTTTCGACACTTGGCGCTGACACTTCCTACGGTCAGAACCAAGCAAAGGATCTCGCCCTGTTCTTGGCTTCGCAATATGCGAACCCTGAGTTGCGACCAGATGGGATTCGCTTTGCACCGCAAGGTCGACCTAACCAGCTCTATCGCGAGCTTTTAGGTCGCAAGATTCGCGATCGTGTGAAAGTGATCTTCGATGTTCCTGGAGGCGGCGACGCCGTCGAGCGCGATTGCTTTGTCGAATCAATCAATCACACCATGACACCTGGCAACTGGAGCACCACGCTCGGACTCTCAAGCGCCACGTTTTACACCGGCTTTTTTATTCTCGACAACACCGACCTCGGCGAACTGAATCAAAACAAACTCGCCTACTAGCAGGAGGACACCGCAATGGGTTCTGGCTACAAATCATTCACCGCTGGAGCGGTACTTACTGCATCAGATGTCAACAACTATCTGATGGAGCAGGGCGTGATGTACTTCGCCACAACCGCCGCTCGCGACGCAGCGCTCTCGGCCAGTCTCGAAGACGGCATGACTGTGTACCAAGGGACCAACGATGCCTCTGAGGGCTTGTGGTGCTACAACGGCTCAGGCTGGGCACGTCCATGGAACATGCCCTGGGGCATCTTGGGTGTCGCCACCGTTACGACCGAAACGTCTGCGGCGTCTCGTACAAATGTCGGGCTGTCGATCACTACTGCAACTCTTCCAGCGAACCGTCGCCTCCGGTGGACAGTCTCCGGCCATTATCGCTTCGAGTCAGTCAATGACGTGGGCAGAATCGACATCGTCACAGGATCATCGGGTGGCTCTGTCATGGCGGGTGCTGGAATTATCCCCGTTGGAACACCGAATATCGCTGACGCTCAAGTCTTCTCTTTCACCCACATCGAGACAACAACAGGTTCCGCTGCATTGACGCGCAGGATTACAGTGATTCGATCTGGCGGCACCTCAGGGGTTGTCAGGTTCTTTGCTGACACTGAACGCATCGGTACGTTTATCTGTGAAGACATCGGCCCGTCGGGCGCCCCTGCCTAATGGGTTACTACCTCCTCGACAACCCGCCAGCGTCGCCACAGTTCTATCCCTCAAGGAACTCGACACCGACTTGGGCTGTAGGGGTTCACACCTCGGAAGGACCGACTGGACCGGGAACGGCTCGCAACCTTGCCGCATTCATCTCCCGACGATCCGACCCCGGCTCCTACGCCTGCATAGTCGACAGTGAAGAAACCGTTGTCCTCGTTCCGCCCGACTACACCACCTTCAGTGTCGCCGCTTCCGGCTACAACTCGCGTACCTGGCACATCTGCCTCAGCGGACGCAGCGCTGATCTCAGCCCAGACGACCCGAACACACAGGCAATGATCCGTCGAGCAGGCGAAGCCATTCGTGCGCTGTGGACGTTCCTCGGAATTGATCTCGCAGCGAACGCTCAGTGGATCGGCACCGACGCACTCAACCGTGCCGGTCTGTTCTGCCACGGCGATGTCCAGCCCTGGGATCGCTCAGACGCCTGGTCGTTACACCCCGATCGTGCAGCTCTCGATCAGCTTCTTGTCGAAGCAATCGTCGGCACACCAACCCCAAGTCCTGAGGAGGACGACGTGAAAGACGCTCTCATTCGTGACCCCCGTGACGGTGCTGTCTACCGGATCACCCAGCCAGGAAACCTTGCCGTGCATCTCGACGCTGACGCCTACGCCTCAGCAATGCAGGCTGGCATCACAATGATCGGCGATGTCGACCCCGGCATCCTCGGCAACTTTGGTCTCGTTCCTTCAATCAACGAATCCAAGAAGTAACTCGTCATGTTCGCCCAAGCCTCGACGGCCATCAGCGACGGTCCTGGCTTCGGCGCTGCCGAATGGATCGCAATACTTACCGGCATCTCTCTTGTGCTTGGTTCCATCACCACACTGATTGTTGTGGTGTTGAAACTACGCACCGAGAACCGTGACCAGCACGACCACAATCTTCGCTCGAGCAGCGAACGCTTCGACGAAGTGATGACCACCGTCAGAGACATTGACCACAAGGTCGAAGACGTGGCTGACAACCTGCAACGCCACGAGGTTGTTCATCATCGCGCTAAGCGTCGCTGGTAGTTCTTTCCCTCAACAGACGGGCGACTGCATGTCTGATTCAACGCGCACGCACCTAGTCATTCCTGACACGCAAGCCAAGCCAGGAGTGCCGACCAACCATCTCGAGTGGATCGGTGCCTACATCATCGAGCGCAAGCCCGACGTGATCGTGCACCTTGGCGACCATGCCGACATGCCAAGCCTGTCTAGTTACGACATCGGCAAACGATCCTTCGAGGGTCGCCGCTACAACGACGACATCGAAGCAGCCAACGAAGCGTTCGACATTCTGTGCGCACCGATCGAGCGGTACAACGATCACATCCGTCAGATCAAGGGCAAGCTCTACAAGCCCGAACTGCATCTCACGCTTGGCAATCACGAGGACCGCATCAATCGTGCGACCAACGATGACCCCAAGCTGCACGGCCTCATCTCCACTGATGACCTCAACTACGAAGCCCACGGCTGGCAGGTGCATCGCTACCTCGAGCCAGTGTTCATCGATGGTGTCGGCTACTGCCACGTTTATGTTCAGCCGATGAGTGGCCGCCCGTTGGGCGGCGCAGCTGCAGGTCGACTCAAACAGATCGGCCACACGTTCACGATGGGCCACCAACAGACACTTGACTACGCCATCAGGTTCGTCGCCGGTCGAAGTCAACACGCACTCATCGCCGGCGCTGCATACCTACACAACGAGGACTACAAAGGCCCGCAGGGCAACGCTCACTGGCGTGGCGTCATCGTCAAGCACCAGGTCGAAGACGGCAGCTACGACCCCATGTTCGTCAGTCTCGACTATCTGTGCCGACGCTACGAAGGCGTCAGCCTGGACAAGTTCACCGCTCACATCTACTGACCACCGCCTGCAGGGAGGCAATCGTGGACACTCAACCGGGCCCACTCTGGGACTCAGTCACCGCCGAAGCCGATCGCCTGGTGCACGGCAATCGTGGTGCTCTCTACAACCACCCCAGCATCGACTACGGCCGCACCGCCGAGATCTTTGAAGCCATCACTGGCGTCACACTCAGCGTGCCTGAGGCAGTCGCCTTCATGCTGAGCGTCAAGCTCTCACGCATCGGCAACGCACTCGATCAGCAGTTCACCGCCGACATGGTGCGTGACTCAATCGTCGACCTCGCCGGCTACGCCGACTGTCTCTATGCCGTGTGGGCTGACGCCAGCGACGAAGCAATGGACGAGTCGCTAGTTGCTTTCCTCGACGAACTCGACGATGAGTGACCAAGCCTGGACTTGGCTCATTCTCGCCTGCGACATCACTGGCCTCGGCGTCTACGCCCTCGTCATTGAGCGTCGCATCTGGTGGGGATGGTGCCTAACCGCATCTCTAACCGGTCTGCCTTTCCTCGCTTACTCAACTCTCGGCCCTCAACCTCGCCCCGCCTTCACCGTCCTCGCTTGCGTGTGGATGGTCGTGCATCTTCGCAACGCCTATCTCTGGAGGATCAATGACTACTCCCGCTAACTATCCACTGACGGTGCGCATCGGCGACACCGAAACAATCTCGCTGACCATGCAGAACGCAAGCGGCACGGCGATCAACATCTCCGGACGCACCTACGCCTCACAGATCCGTGCGTCGGCTGACTCGAGCACGGTGCTGGCATCGTTCACTTGTGCGCTGGTGGGCGGCGGTACAACCGGCCAGGTCACCTGCACTCTGCCAGCGTCGACAACCTCGGCGCTTTCTCCTGGCATGGCGGTGTTCGATCTACAAGAAACCAACGGCACCGTCGTGACCACAATCCTTGCCGGTCAGGTAACGATCACTCAGGACGTGACGCGATGAACAACGCGATCACGCTGCAGATCGGCGACACCCGCATCGTCCGCATCTCCACCAACGAGATCATCGGTATCGGCTCAACAGTCGCCGGACCTGTCGGAGCTACCGGTCCGGCAGGAGCGCAAGGACCGACCGGAACCGGAGGCGTCCTCGGCTTTTATGGGGCGTTTTCAGATTCCAATGATCAAACCGCATCAGCGGACACAGCGACAGCGATGCTGCTGAGAACCACTGATGAGGCAAATGGGGTTTCCATTGTTTCCAATTCCCGAATCACGTTTGCGAATGCTGGAACTTACAATCTGCAATGGTCCGCACAGTTTGTGAACACGGATTTTCAGCAACACGACGTTTCTGTGTGGCTGAAGAAAAACAATTCTGACGTTCCCGGCTCCACCGGAATTGTCGGAGTTCCAGCAAAACGTTCCACCCTGAACGGCCACACTCTGCCTTCATGGAACTTTGTTTTTACTGTCGCAGCCGGTGACTACTACGAGTTCTACTGGTCAACGCCTGATCCTGATGTGTCGATTCAAGCTTTCGATGCTGATGTATCTCCGACACGACCTTCAACGGCCAGCATTGTGGTCACTGCGACCCAGGTCATGTACACCCAACTCGGCCCGACCGGCGACACTGGTGTTCAGATCAGTGCTACGGCTCCCACAAATACAGAGGTTCTGTGGGCTGACACGACGGTTGTGTCTAGCGACGGCATGGTTCCAAGTGGCGGCACAATCGGACAGGCCCTCGTAAAAAACTCTGGCATCGATTACGACCTCGAGTGGGCTTCGGTAGGTTCGGCGGCACGTCCGCTGCTGACTGGTGGCGCATATCTGTCAGGCAGCGGCTTGGTTCTCGGTGAACTCGCCTCCAACTATGCCAGCGCACCCGACTCAGCTGCATTGTCGATCACTGGCGACATCGACATCCAGTGCAAAGTTTCGTTGGTCGACTGGACCCCCAGTGCCATCGAAGTGATTGTGGCGAAAGAATCCAGCGCCTCTACCCGGTCCTATCGACTCGCTGTCAACACCAGCGGAGTGTTAGCCCTGACCACGTCGGGCGACGGTTCCGCAATCGTCACCACTCTTTCAAACGCCGTAACGGGCGTGACAGATGGGGCAACAAAATGGGTAAGGGCGACACTCGACAGTGACAACGGTTCGGGCAGCAACCTTGTCAAGTTCTATCTGTCAGACAACGGTTCAACTTGGACACAATTGGGGACGACAATTACAACGGCAGGAACTAGAGCCATATTTGATTCCACTTCTCCGTTAGAGGTTGGGTCAAGATTTCTTGGGACTCAGGAACTATTTGCTGGCACCGTGTACCGAACGATCATTCGCAACGGCTACGACGGCGCAGGCTCCACCGTCTTCGACGCCAACTTTGAAACACAAACCGCCGACGCGCTTGCGTTCACCGAATCCTCAACCAACGCCGCAACCGTCACCATCAACACCACCCGCTATGTCTACGGGATACCCGAGTTCCAAGGAAGTTCCACTGCCACGACAGCAAGTGCAGCGAACACCGATTATTACTTCCCGTTCCAAGTAACACAGTCCACAGCTGTTGACATGATCGGCTTTGAAATAACGACAGGGCCTGCATCGAGCAGCACAACCCACATGGCCATCTATTCAGCCGACGACAATCTGAACCCGACAGGGTCTCCACTAATAACGGCAAGTCAAACGGTAGCGACATCCGCAACGGGTATCTACCGTCAACAAGTCACGCCCGTGACTCTCTCACCAGGCAACTATCTCGCAGCATTCAACAACACGGTTGCGATGACTTACAGGCTCATGCGCGGCGGAGTTTCGCCATTCTCTATTGATCTGGGAGCAAGCCCGTTTGTGACTGGTCGAAGCGTCGGACGCACTGCCGCAACGTTCACGTCTAGCCCACGAATGCCAGTGACATGGTTGACAGGTTCAAATGGCGCACAACAGTTTCTTCACCTCCGATTCAAGGCGGCGACATGATCCACCACTACACCGATCCGCAAGGTGTCACCCACACATGGGAAACACCCGACCCATCATCACCACTTGACTCGGCTGGTGTCATCGCGACACTCAACGTGGTCTTAGGGCTATGGCCTATCGAGGACGCTGCGAACGCTGTCGGCCTCACACCCGCCGATCTAGTGGACGAAGCCGAAGCATGGTCAATGGCACAGGAGCAAACATCATGACGGTAATCAAGCAATACAACTCAAGCACCTCCGCTTGGGAAACCATTGTCGTTGGCGCACAAGGCGACAAAGGCGACAAAGGCGACACCGGAGCCAAAGGCGACACCGGAGACACCGGTCCGTCGGGTGTGGTCGCAGTCACCGCACCGATCACGAACTCAGGCACATCAACAAGCGCAAACATTGGCGTGACGGCCGGCTCTACTTCGGCGGCTGGTGTGTTGCAACTCACCGACTCCACGACCTCAACTTCGACGACGACAGCAGCGACAGCAAACAGCGTCAAGTTGGCGGTGGATCGTTTTGAGGAGTATTTGCAGATGTCCTCGACAGCGATGGACGTCTTTCCTCGCTTGATTACCACTGCAAGTATCAACAACATTTCCGGTCAAGCGCGTGTCACATACTTCACCGCTCCAATGAATATGACGGTTTCTCAGATCACGATGATTAGCGGAGCCGGTGCATCATCCGGTTTGACGCTTGCGCGTTTCGGACTGTACGACGCCACCACTCTTGTGGCTCGCACAGCATCGGACACCACAATCTTTAACTCAACCAACACCGCCTACACCCGCTCCTTCGACACCACTGGCGGTTTCCCGGCCACATTCGATCTTGTGGCAGGTACACGCTATGGCGTGGCAGTCATCGTTGTCGGAACACCCGGAACGATTGTCGGCATTCAGCATGTTGCAACGGCTGGAGCAGTTCTTGTTGGACTAACCCCACGCATCAGCGGTATCACAGGCAGTTTGTCGGACTTTCAAACAAACACTCCGCCTGTCGGCGGAACCAACCTCATCAACTTTGCGAGGCTCTCATGACCGACACACCGACACCCATTCGCACCGAATACGTCGGCATCGTCGACGGCGGCCACCTCTGGTCTGTCTGGCGAACCGACACAAACGAACAAATCGGCTGGAACCTCTCACCGATCGACACCGAACCGACCGACGAACCATGACCTGCATCGTCGGCCTTGTCGACGATGGAGAAGTGTGGATTGGCGGCGATGCAGCTGCAGTCGAAGACACACGACTCGCCCGCTACACCGACCCGAAAGTCTTCACCGTCGGCCAGTACCTCATCGGCTACTGCGACTCGTTCCGCATGGGACAGCTACTGCAGTACCGACTCAAGGTGCCCAAGCAGATCGTCGACGACGACATGAGCCACATGTGCACCGTCTTCATCGATGCCTGCCGCAAGACTTTCCACCAGGGCGGCTTCGCCAAAACTCAAGACGGCGAAGACGCTGGGGGAGTGTTCCTAGTCGGCTACCGGGGAGCCCTCTACTGCATTGACGAGGACTACCACGTCGGCCGCTCAGCTCTTGGTTACGAAGCCATCGGCTGTGGCGATCACTTCGCCCTCGGCTCGCTGGCCTCAACCAGCGGCGACCCCGAAGCTCGAGTGCACATGGCGCTCTACGCAGCGGCGCTGCATTCCACGAGCGTCTGCGAACCCTTCACCGTTCTCACCCAACCCCGACAGGAGCCATGACCATGTTCACCGCCACGTTCTGGAAGTCAGCTGCCGAGCGCGCGATCAAGACAGTCGCCCAGGCGCTCATCGCCGTCCTAGCTGCGACAACCTTCGACTGGTTCACCGCCGACTGGCAAGCCATCGCCGGCACTGCCGCCACCGCTGGCGTGCTCAGTCTTCTGAGCTCGATCGCCTCGGCTGGCATCGGCGACAAGGGCACCGCCTCAATGGTGGCCCAACCGGCCAGCGCCACCATTCCACCTGGCTCAGATATCTGAGCAAGATCCCCGGCTCGATCACGCAGTCCCCTGCTGCTGCGAATGGAAGCGATCAGACCTTCAAGGGCTGAGCCCGCAACACCTAACTGAGCCGGTCTGCGAAGATCCCCCGCTAGTGCCAATAGGCCAAGGCGGGGGATCTTCTGCGTCTAGCCCAACTACCTACGATGATCCTGGCAGGCGCTCTACGGGCCATACAGAGGGCAATCGCGCGATGTGTACCGCTATGTGTACCAGTCGCCCCCGATGCCATACGTCCCTTGCAACTACAGGGGACGCTTAAACCCCCCGGAAGGCAACTTCTTGTGGGTTCAAATCCCACTCCGGGCACTAGCAAAAACCCTGCAGAAAAGCGGGGTTTTTGTTGGTTTTGTGGAGAGTTTCGCAGCGTCGTCACAAACTGACGCAATGGCCTCAACTGGCCCGAATCGGTGCGAATCGGGCCCCAAATGTGTACCGTGATGTGTACCGCTAGGGCT